CTTACGGGTCCCCTGGGCATGAGCCCTTGGCGTTATGCCAACCATCTACCCTTGCGAGATAGGAGAGATACGTGCTGCCCGGATTGAAGTTGGACAAACACATACCATACTTTAACCGTGCAGCTGTACGCGCTGCAAAACGTGCGAAGAAGAAGCGACTCATGAAGGAAATCTTCGGTTATGACCTGGTTCGGAGCGATTATCTCGCTTTTGACCCGTTTCACGACTTTGGGATCACTCCTTATCCGATAGCTTCTAAGAATAGGTATCAAGTTAAGGTCGGCTCTAGCGGGTATCCAAGAAAGCATACCCGTATATCCGTAGACACAGCACATGATATGTTGCTGTATGCTGCCGCACCCGGTGTGAACCGGAGGCGGCCCTTCGCTCTAACCTCTTCCAATACCACCACAACGTCGCTCAATCAATCCGACCAAGCGGCAATACGTGGCTTTATACATGACACCACGAAGGAATCCCGTGGGGCCACCTCTGATCACGGCGAGGCAGAAATGTTTCTACCAAGATTAAGAGTTCCCGCGTCCAAAGTGACCTACGTCAAGTACGAGGCTGAAGTAGCCGGGGAAGATATCTACGGTCCATACAAACGGATCGACAGAACCACCCGGACTTCCAGTGGAATCTTAGCACGTATAACTCAGACTGAAGTAGACAAGTACCTGACCCTAGAAAGAGCCAAGTTTGCCAAAGAGGCCCCGTCAGTTGCCGAAAGGCTACTAGCTGACGCGCTACCCTCCTCAAGAAGCTTCGGATTTCTCCGGGAGTTCATTGAGTTGAAGGATCTTCCACGAACTGTCATGTCATCGGTGCAAACCGTGCGTGAGGGAGTGCGAGGAAACTTTGACCCTTCATCCGCGTACCTTAACAAGGAATTCGGATGGGACTTAATAGCTAAGGCTGCAGTTGACCTGGTCGAACTGCCCGATAAGATTGCCAAGCGGGTTAACTACCTGCTTGACCGTCAAGGACAGCCGACTACGTTTAGGGCGAAACTCCGAGGTTCGGAGTACGTCGGTGGCGCTGGTCAATTCACCTTCAATCCACTGATTGACGAATCACTTGGCGTAGCGAGCACAGCGGGCTTCCGTAACTGGGAGTACCGCCTAGCTTTAAACTACAATGTGAAGTTCCCGAAACTGGAGCTACCCAAGCTCCGGGAGTACGTGACTAATCAACTGTGGGGTGCTAGGTTCAGAGTCGATGATTTCTACAATCTCGTGCCCTGGACTTGGCTCGTCGATTGGTTTGCTGGTTTAGGCGATTACTTAGAGGCGATTGCCTCCGTGAACGCTGACACCAGTATAGCCAACTACGGCTTCTTAACCTACGCTAGCCAGGGATGGCTGGCGGGGGTGGTAGAAGGTGTGTTTACTGGAACTAGATCCACACGGCATAACGGTGGGCCCATCATTACGACCAACACTAAAAGTTCGGTCAACCATGCTGGGTACCTAAGGTATAACTACCTTAACCGTGTTGATGTAACTAGTCTCTCTGACATCAAGAGGTCCTGGGTGTTTGACGATCTGTCACTCTTCCAGGCATCCATCCTCGCGGCCATTACGACCCGAGGAGGTCATTAACCTAGGACTCCCTAAAGGAGCCCCAGAAGTAGGAGTCTCTACATGCTACCCGATCCCTTTACCGTACCAGCTACGGCGCCGTGGCCCGCCCTCGTTATGAGGAACAAGGGTCCCAGCTCCGCTAAGCTGAATGGTATTCGACGTGTCGATGACACCGGTGCGTTCGAAAGCGTGATTACTCACGATTTCAACACTAAAACCGGCGAACGACATGTCCTTCGGCTCACCGAGTCGAAGGACGTCACGCTGCCTTCCGGCAGTGTCGTGAGGTCGAGTGCGTTCATCGCCATAACTTTCCAGGCCCCCGTTAACGGGTGGACGGAAGCTCAAAAGGTGGCCTTTTGGACCGGCCTTAAAGCCTTCGTCGATGACGCTGAGGTGACGTTCCCGATGATCCTCCGGGGCGAGTCGTGATGATGCAAGGGATGATTCTGGCGGCCCACGTGGCCTCCTTTGTCATCTTGCTCATCATTCTAATTCTCGCCCTGCAGAAGTAGTCGGGCAGGAGCAGCACGTGGAACGGATTCGTCAACCTTAACTCGAGGTAACGATGAAAAGTCCGCTTAAACTCCTAGCGGGCCTGCTGGCTGATGTCGGCAGGCTCGATCCACAATCGCAAGGGTTGGAGCGTGATTTCCTCACGCTCCAAGACAGATTTGAACACGAGGGCATTGGCTTCATAACCGTTGCCCTTGGACGCTACGCTGACCACTTTGATCGGTGGTTGGCACGGCGCACCGTGTCTCCTATTGAAGGGTTCAAACGTAAACCCAACAGTCCTCTCCCGGCATTTCTGTCGGGTTTGGTGAGACTTGTGTTCGATGAAGTTACCGGAAGTCTTCGCGCAGACTATGACCTTGGTGCCGTTAAAAGCATCAGGCAAATCTTGCGCTTCTTTAAAAAGGCCTTAATCGCAGAAAATGCGGATCAACTCCACACTCAGGAGACCAAAGCCTTCTATGAGAAAGAAGACAGGGATACAGAGATCGATAGTACTATGTCTCTGCGTCTTAGGCGTGCTAGCCATTACGTACTCTGTGGCCTGGACGATAATCTTGACCAGGTTTACGAGCGTGGCCGGCACGGCCCCGGTGCAGTTGCTGAGAGAGTGGTGGGAAACCAAAAGTGGACCACCTTTGTTGATCAGATCGAAGAATACGATCTGTTCCCTGAAAGCGGGTACGACCTTAATCTGGTCGAAACCGACAAAGGGATGTTCTCAGCAGCTAAATCCCTCCCCAAGACCGAATCGAGGTTCGTGACTGTTCCAAAGAGTGTAACAGCTCGGAGAGGCATCACGGTAGAGCCCCTGCTAATGCAGTTTTATCAGCAGGGCTTGAATGCTGTGTTAAGGGAGCAGATTTCTTTTTGTCCGCTCCTTTCGCAGTCACTCGATTTGACCGACCAAAGCCTCAATCAACAGTTGGCTATGGAAGGCTCTCGTACCGGTTACTGGGCTACTCTTGACCTATCCTCAGCGAGCGATCTCCTCCTAAATAAGGTGGTTGAACACGCTTTCTGGGCACATCCCAAGTTTTACGGGATGGTCCAAAAGACTAGGTCTCTTCTGAGGGGCAAAACCCCGATGAAGAAGTACGCCGGTATGGGTAACGCTACAACGTTTCCAGTTCAGTCCGTGGTCTTCGCGTTAATCTGCGGAGTAACCATGGCCTGTAGTGGGGGTCGCCCCCTACGAAAGGAGACGCTGCGGCGCTGTCTGGGTGAAGTGCGTTGTTATGGGGATGATATCGTAGTCCCCGCGCACTATGCAACCGAAGTGGCGAACGCATTAGAGTCGGTAGGGCTGAGGGTGAATCGCACCAAAAGCTTCTCGGAAGGAAACTTCCGCGAAAGCTGCGGTGTCGACGCATTCCATGGGTCTAATGTGACCCCAGTTTACTACCGGCTTGATCCGCGTTCAACTGCAGTCAGCGATGACGATTTGGCCACGCTGGTGAGTACGTCCAATCAGTTGTGGTTGGAGGGATACTACTCGCTTAGCAACGTCATAAAGCAGATCGTAGAGAAGGCGCGCGGGAAGCTCCCGTACGTCCCTCGAGAATCTGGCGTCATTGGTTGGGTAACGCGTAGCAAAGTGAGGGTTCGCACCCGCATGAATGCGAAGCTACAAAGAGCCGAACTCAAGGCTCCTGTAGCACGTCCGGCGATGTCGACAGACGTCCTGGATGGTTATCCAGCTCTCTTCAAGTTTTTCCTAACTCCGCTAATTGCGCGGTCTGGGGGTCATTTGGAGAAGACTGCACAGCGACACTCTAATCAAGTACGCTGGCAGTGGGTGCCGGTTCTACCGGTAAAATCCTCGTATCTACCTTAGATGCGAGGTCAGAGGAGTGCGATGGTGTACAACCGTCATATCAAGTGGCCTATGGCCACCTGGTGTTTCGGGGGGTAACAACCACTTTCTGTAGTAGACGATTCGCGAGGATCGCCACTGCTGCAGGAGGAAAAGTAACCCCCCTTAGCAACTGCAGGG